TCACAATGATTGTTCATCTGAATCAGATTTGCAGTAACAACGCTGTTATGATCCCATGCGGTCACTGTCGGAAGCGGATTTTCTACTGTTTCCCCAGCACCCTTATATCCTCCGTCATAGTACTTATGCAGGAATGATGTGACCAGTCCATATCTATTTGAGCTGTCAACTGTCATGATCGGATCTTCTATAGTCTGTCCTCTTACTCCATCTTTTGAAGTTTCAGAATGGTACTGAATCAATGTAGGACTGATAAGGCAATGCTCGTTTTTGCTCACAATCGTTGTAAGCGGCTCTCTAACATCCTTGCTTCGGTCTTTTGTAAATCCAGTCTGCCCGATCTGCACCATATATGGCTCTACAATCCCATATCCGTGCTTTCCGGTGATAGTCGGCATCGGCTCTCGGATGTCGTTCGGTCTACGCTCACCGCCATGATTACACTGAATGATAAATGGTTCTGGATTATCAAGAACGAACTTTTTCAGTCCTCTTGCAATCCGGTCCATTGTTTTCTTTGCCAGCGGACGAACCGCCCGGATGCCGTACTTTTCTTTTATTTCTTCCGATGTGTCAAAAATGCTCGGACATGGCCGGCTGAAATCAATCTGTGTGTATGCTCCAACATATGGCTTTAACAGTCCAGCTTTTACTGCTTCGCTGTCTGCCTGTCCGTGTGTTGGCTCTGGCCATACAATCGGCTTGCCATCACACCGGGCAATCATGAAAAATCTCTTTCGCATGGTAGGTGCTCCATAATCGGCAGCAATCAGCTCCCGGAATTGCACTTCGTATCCTAAATCCGTGAGCTGCTGAACGAATTTCTGAAATGTTTCGCCCTGCTTTGCCTTAATCGGATGGTGTCGCCGCCCAAGTGGTCCCCAGGTTTTAAATTCTTCCACATTTTCAAGCATGATGACTCTCGGTCGGACAAGTCCCGCCCACCTGCAGGCTACC